TCTGAAAGATGGTCATATTGTTCCTCCGCGAAGCATTGCAATTTCTTCTTTATAAGGTGGCAGGGTTTTCTTTGGATTGTCCGGATCCGGCAGATATGGTGTTTCCAGAATTTTCGGAACATCTGCAAAGTCCGGGTGATGCACGATATCGTACAGTGCATCAAAGCCAATCTCTCCCTGACCGATGTTGGCATGACGGTCCTTGTGGGCTCCACATGGATTTTTGCTGTCATTTATATGAAAGACAGCAATCTGATCTTTTCCGAGAATCCGGTCAAATTCTTCTATGACAGAATCAAAATTGTGTACGATATCATAACCGGCATCATGGGTGTGACAAGTGTCAAAGCAGACACGCAGCCGTTCCGGGTGTGAGACACCGTCGTAGATAGCAGCCAGTTCTTCAAAACTGCGGCCGATTTCCGATCCCTTTCCGGCCATGGTTTCCAGCGCGATGCAGCAGTCTGTATCTGCGGATGCATCCAGAACTTCATTCAGTCCCCGGATGATCTGCGCTGTTCCTGCTTCTACACCGGCTCCTACATGGGCACCCGGATGCAGAATCAGGATTTTGCTTTTCATGGCGGCGGTACGTTGTACTTCCAAAGTAAGAAAATTGACTGCCAGCTCAAACGTTTCCGGCTTTACGGTGTTGGCAAGATTGATGATGTAAGGGGCATGTACTACAAAACTGTCCATTCCATAGTGGTGCATGGCCTCCCAGCCAGCTTCAATATTCAGTTCTTCGATTGGCTTACGCCTGGTATTCTGCGGCGCACCGGTGTAAAGCATAAAAGTGTTTGCACCGTAGCCGGCAGCTTCCTTTACAGAATTTAAAAACATGTCTTTTCCGGACATGCTGACGTGTGAACCTATTTTTAACATATCGTTTTCCTCTTTTTTTGTTCGTTGCATATGTATCAAGTATAGTATAAAATGAGAAATTTTCCTAGCAAAAACTTTATTGTTTGAGCGACAATGAAGATAAATTGTAGAATGAAATTCGACAAGAGATAGAAAAATCTCTTGCCGGATTTCTTTTTTATTTACGGCGAGAAAAAGAAAGCGTGCAAGAGTGAAAAACAAGCTCTTGCACGCTTATTTTATTTTCGGAAAGGATGTGAACATAGTGGCAAGAAAAAAGACAAAGAGACTCCGGTATGAGGACAGAGTAATTATTGAGAGAATGAGCAAGGCTGGAAAAAAAGTGGCTGATATAGCCAATGAGATCGGCGTTCATAGAGATACGATCTATAAAGAATTTACACGATGCGGAGCCACTAAAGAAACGTATAGTGCAGAAAAAGCACAGAGAGAAATCTAATTGCGCGGGCGCAAAAAGGAGAAAAGATGAACAGAAAACAGAGACGAAAGATACGGAGAATCGCGGGAAAAATCAGAGGATGGATTTTGACGGCCATGGCAATCATGGCGGCATACCTGGTATTGTGCGGAGTCGGGATCACAGAGATGCCAGAATGGGGACCGGACTGGTAGCCGGTGCAGATCTGCATGGTTGTGATCGGCGGGGGGTGGCTGATAATGTTCATGGCCGCAAACGGAGCTTTCGATGAGATGGATTTATATGATGACGAAGATGAGGAGGATGAGCCATGGGAGGAGTAGGGATTTTCCTGAGTGGAATGGCAGCAGGAGCTTTTCTGGGTGCACTAACAGTGGTAGTGATCGCACTGGTAATGGCAAAACGGAAATAATGAGGAAAAGAAAGAGCGCTCTCTGCATGGGCAGTCCATAGGCCGGTCCGATTCCGGCAGAGCGCAATCCGCAGAATGGCAACTGCGAATATGCACAGCAAGCCAACAGCTGGCGCATAGGTACCGTGAAAAAATGGCGGTGGTCACTCCAAACCAGAGAGAGTGTGGATGTTCAACAGGTTTTCGTCCTTTTTAATGTGAAAAGGCAAACACGGTATACAAGAGCCGAACAAAGGAGAGCGGTCAGCATGATAAGAGCACCGCCGAAAGGATAAATCAATGAGTAGACATGTAATGGGAGAAAATCCTGTGAAGATTATCAGATGGAGCGGACCTGTGACTTTTCCCTCTGGAGAGATCGGATATATGATCTGCAGATCCGGAAGTCTGGAAGAATGCCAAGAGTACGCCGAACAGGTAGCGAAAGAGTTCGGAGTAACCGTGGAGGCAGTAATTTGAGCAATAAAAAAGCTGACGTTTCGGAGACGCCAGCCGGTTCACAATAAACGTGAATAACCTAGAATCATAGTACCATTGTGGGCCGAAAAAGTCAAGAAAAACGGGGCATGAGCTGACCCCGTTCGGACTTGATAAAGATATTAAAGATAGGACACAGAGACTATGGTTAAGAGAAAGAGATACAGGTTCAGACAGGGAGATGTCATTGATGTAGAGGAGTTCCATGATGGCAGGTATGGAGGTCCTGGAACAGGGAGGGCAAAGAGAGCCAAACCGACAGAGGAACAGATGAGGGCGGTCAATGCTCAGAACAAAGCCAAGAGGTGCAGACAGAGAATGCTGGAGTATTTCAAAGAGGGAGACATCTTTGCGACATGGACCTATGAAGTGAGAAACAGGCCACCAGATATGCAGGCGGCATTGAAAGATTTTCAGAAAGCCATGAGATACGTGAGACGTGAGTTCAAAAAGCGAGGATATGAGGTTTTCTGGATCAGAAACATAGAGAGAGGCACAAAGGGAGCCTGGCATATTCATCTGGTCATCAATGAGATTGGAGACACAGCAAGTATCATCACAAAGGCATGGACAAAGGGAGGAACCTGGTCCATTGAAATCAAGAATAGCAAATACTATGACGAGGATTTCACAAAGCTAGCCAACTACATGACCAAGGATGAGCATACCACTGAGGAGAAGAAAGACGGGAAACCGGGGAAACCGAGACTCAGCGAGGCAAGTTATAACACAAGTCGCAATATGCCATTGCCGGAGCCAAAGGTTGACAAGCTCCGAAGATGGAAAGAAGAACCAAAACCCAAAAAAGGATATTACATTGCCAAGATCCATGAGGGTATCAATCCGGTAACGGGGTACAAATACCGGAGATATACAATGATTCGGTTGAAAAGGAGGCGGGAATAAAATGCAGCAGGTAAAAATCTACATAGAGACAGACAGCTCCTCTCCGAAAGCAACAGAGAAACACTATGGATATGTGCTGGAGGTAATGGTCTCCGGCCAGGCAGTAACCCGTGAGGGTTTTGGAAAGATAACAGGGACATATCATCAGACCGTACTGACAGCACTGGCAAAAGCCCTGGACAGGTTCAACCAGTCTTGTGAGGTCTGCATCTGCACAGAGGATGATTTCGTTCTCAATATGCTGGAGCGCAACCTGGCAATATGGGCCGGGAATGAGTTTCTGACAAGTAAGAGGAAACCAGTGGCCAATCAGCAAGAGTGGATGGAGATATGGAGACTGTCAAACAGGCATCTCATACTGACAGAGCCGGGAAAGCATGAATACACCGGCTGGCTGCAGGGAGAAATAGAAAAGCGAAAGAGGGACAATGATGGAATACAAGATCACGATCATGAAATATCAGCTGATGTTTCCAAAAATGACAAAAAAGCTGTTCGATGAAAAAGAGAGAATATACCAGATCACAGTCATCTGCATCAGACTGGACGAACTCCAGACAAAAGGAGCGGTACTACAGAAAATGGGAAAACCGACAAAGAACGGTACCAAAATGACGTTTGCACCAGTGCAGAGCGCTGGAGAGTATGAGGCAGAGATGCAGAGAATCCTGGAAGATGGAAAAAAGCTGGGCATGAAATTTGAAGATAAAGAGGAGGAATAGCAATGTTTGAGAAGTTTGGAGAACTCAATTCTTTTGGAGAAATCAATGAGCTTGCGGAGAATCTGTTCAATGAGGGAGACACAGAGTCACTGAGAGCCATGGCAAAGGAGAACGGAATCCAGAGTGATTTCGTGGATATGTATCTGCAGGGAGAAATTCCGGCACTGTGCGATCAGCTGACAGCGGCACTGGGAAAGATTGACGTTGAGGTGGCAGAACTGAAACCGAAAGAAATCATGGAGGACTGGGTGGAGTACCTGAGAGGCCAGTGCATGGAAAATGAGTTGCTGGCATTCAATGTCCGGAAGAAAGGAAAGTCACTGAAAGGCTGCATAGCAGCGCTTTTGATGTGGTCGTTCAAGAATCAGCAGACCGTGGACAAGGATATCATCAAGGCAGCAGGCGTATCTGCAGGAAAGGTCACGCTGGGGATCCCGGGCATGGCCAGAGCAAAGCAGATCATCACGGACTACTACATGGGAAAGTAGGTGGGACGGATGAAAAAGAAAGCGATTGAAAAAATACCGTATTTCGGGTTAAAGAAAACCAGCAGAAAGAAAGATGTCAAATACATTGGTGTCACGGCGATCAAGATTGTTGGACACGAAAAGCATCTTTTCCTGGAGGTATACAGGAACAAAAAAGAATCAAAAGAAATGCCGATGGTGCGGATCGTGCTCACAAAAAAGGATTTCGGCACATATTGGCCGGAAAAGGAAGAATGGACGAGGCAGAAAATAAAGCTGGACAGCTGTTGTGGCCGAATGGTATGGGGAGAAGAACGCCCCACATGGGAGCAGGAGAAAAAAGAAAATATACTCCAGAGCACAGAGGATCTGGAAAGGATAAAGAAGTTCTGTAAAGCCAACGTATACAACGAGGAGCGCTGGTGGGAATACATATACAAACATGAGGACGATATTGTAACAACGGCAAGACGGAACAGAGAACACAAGGCGTATATGCGCCGCCAGGAGGCACTGGCAGATAGAATGGCGCACACCAAAGAACTACCGGAGAAAGAGATCCTGGACAGAGCTGACAGGTTGTATTTTCACAATCAGCATTATCTGTATTACAAAAAGCATGGTTGCTGGGCACATATAGCCTGCAGCAAGTGCGGAGGAGTTACAGATGCGAGATGGAAAAGCGGAATTTCCTACGAAAGCCAGTTTCAGAGATGGACGGAAGAACCGAGAGAGGGGCACTATGGCACCTGTCCAATGTGCGGAGCGCGTGGAGAGTACAAGTGCCAGGGAAAAGTGAAAGGCACTCATGGCAAATATATCTATCTATTCCTGGGACAGAAGTACAAAGAAAACGGAATGGTCATGCGTTATGTGGAAGTTGGGAAAAAGTGGACACTAGGATTCATTTGTGGGGATAAAGGTCCGGAGATGTACAACGCAAGTGAAGAACTCTCCGGAGTGGAAATTGCGAGAGCATATTTTGAGCCAGGGAAAAAAGTCCAGATAGACTATCACAAACATGATCCGTACATGGGGAAAGATTTCTGGGATGACTGCAATTTGTATGGAATGGCATATATCCCTATCAGCGCCGGTCTGATCATGTCAGAGACATACGAAGAAATGAAAGGGACAATATTCCAGTACAGTGCGTTACAGGAATACGCAAAGAGCGTGAGAGAGGTCAATCCGATTGACTACCTGGAGCGTTACAGTCAGACGCCACAGATTGAGGTTCTGGTAAAAATGGGACTGACCGATGTGGTAGAAAAACTGGTCAAATGCTACTACGGCATTGTTGCTGATGAGAATGCAAGACGGCCGGATCAGTTCCTGGGAATCCGAAAGGAAAGAGTAAAGCAGCTCATCAGAAAGAAAGGAGACACACACCTACTGGGAGTCATGCAGATGGAGAAACGCCAGGGACAGAACTGGACGGATGAACAGGTGGAGCATCTGGCAGAAACGGATTTGAGCGGAACACAGGTGGAAATGGCAACCAAGTACATGACCTTGCAAAAATTACTCAATCGCATAGAAAAATACTCCGGTTGTAAGTATGGGACAGAGTGCAGCAGTGCCTTAGCAAGAATCAGACACACGGCCACAACCTATGCAGACTATCTGAGCATGAGAATAAACCTGGGATACGACCTCAACAATACGGTATATCAACAGCCACATGACTTAGAGGCGGAACATAACAAAATGGTCATGGAAACCAACAAAGAAGAAATGGACAAACACCTCAAAGAGGTGGCAGAGCGTTATCCAGAGATTCGGCACGTTTACAGAGGACTCAGAAATAAATATCTCTACGAAGATGATAAATATATCATCAGACCGGCCAGATCGGCAGAGGAAATTGTCATGGAGGGGCGCCTGCTCCATCATTGCGTGGGAGGAAACATGTACCTGGGCAGACATAACAAAGGAGAGACGTATATTTTAATGCTGAGATTCAAAGCAGAGCCGGACATTCCGTACATCACGGTTGAGATAGATGCAAAAAATCCAAGGATATTGCAGTGGTACGGGGACAAGGACAAAAAACCAGATGAAAAGAATATGCAGTCATGGCTGAACACCTGGCTGATGAAACTGAAAACAGGAACGCTGACGGAAACAATCCAGACGGCGGCCATAGCGTAAGGAGGTAAACATGGAATATGTGCAGATGACCCTGGATGACTGGGTACAGATGAAACAGAAATTGAAACAGGAACTCCTGGGAGTGAAACAGAGTTTTGTCCGGATCGGATACGCTCTGAGACAGATTGACGATCAGAAGCTCTACGAACAGGACGGATACAAAAGCATAGCGGAATTTGCTCAGGCCGAGTATGGCCTGGGACCGTCTATCACAAGCAGGTTTATGAGCATCAACCGGGAGTATTCCATTGATGGATATTCCGAACAGCTACGGCCGGAATATGCAGAACTGGGCAGGAGCCAGTTGGAGGAGATGTTGAAACTGCCGGACGCTGACAGACAGATGATTCAACCGGAAACGTCCAGAGAGGATATCAGAGAGCTGAAAAGGTTTAACAAAACTGAACCTGCAGCAGGAGTGGCCGATGATATCAGTCAGCTGGTCGAAAAATTCTATCAGGACAACGAACTCATACTCAATGCAGTATATGGCGAGGAGTTTGATGAGCAGACAATCAACAGATTCATTGAAATAGTAAATCCGGCCGGAAACCGTTCGTACAAAAAAGGACTGTATTTCATGATGATGTATGAAAACCGTGTCACATTTAAGAAATTCGGAGATACGCCAAAGGATATGACCTGGTGGGAGTTCTATCAGCTGACAAGGGAGATTTTCGATGATACGGCAGCAGGGACTAAGACCTGGCAGAACCATTTTGGAGGAGCGGATGATGAAGAAAGCACAGTACAGGATACGGCCGATGAGCCAGGAAGAGAAGAAAATGCAACAGAAGCTCCTAAGCCAGAGGATGACGGTGGAGCAGTTGGAGAAACTGGCGCTGATGATGTCCAGGAGATTGAGAAAGGAGGCATGGAAGATCATGGAGCAGCTGATGAAGCAGGAACAGGACAAGAGGAAGATGACACCGATGGAGAAGAAAGCGGCCAAGCAGATTGTGAAGAACCTGCAGAGAGGACCGATGAACAGACAGGAGCGCAGAGCCAGAGAGAGGAAATTGCGCCCGCGCAAAAATCCACGGAAACACTAGAAAAAGAGGAGGTTGAGGATGATGAAACCGGAGAAAATGAAAGTTCAGACGCAGAAAATCAAACAGCAGAATCTGAACCGGAAACGGCCGAGAGAGAGCAGACAGAAGAAACAGAAGTCATAGAGGCGGTATATGGCACCAGAAAAGAGTACATGGACAGGCTGTCAGAGCAGGGAATGGCGGAATATATGGCTGATGAATACAAGAGCCACCGGTTGCTAGTGACAGATCTGGAAAATACATGGAATTTGTGCAAATGGCTCAGTGAAAAGGTTGACCGGTTTGGCCAGCCGATAGAGGAGGAATAACATGGGATATTTAATAAAAAGTGATGTGATCGACACTCTGAGAGAGGATATGGAAACAACCATGATGTGCTACAAAGGACAGACCGAGCAGGACATCATCAGATTTTGCTATGAAAACATGGAGCGGGCCGTGGACGGCCTGCCTCAGTACAGAGTAGACAATGCGATTGAAATCTGTGACCAGAAAAAACTTGAAGAAATGACAAGGGCATTAGTGAGGGTAACAGAAAAAATAGAAAATTTTCTCAGACGAGTTGGAAATGAGTGCGAAGAATCAGGACTGGGAAAGGATTTTGCGGTGGCAATAGCGGCCAGGATATTGGTAGAAAGAGCGGAAAGAGGAGAGAATGAACAAACGACAGGCAAAGAAACGATATAAAAAGATACATGGATGCAATCCACCAAAAACAGCGTCAGAAAAGTGGAGACAGGGAGCAGTGAAATCATATAACTACGATCCAGAAGCGTTGCAAATGGCAGCAGATGGAATGAGAAAAGCATTCAGAGAGGCAGGAGAAACCATCCAGAGGGTAGCTGAGAGTTTCAAGAAAGCATTCAATGAGGCAGGAAAGAAATACAGAATTGAGACAGATGATCCGCCGGTAGTGGTGGCAAACATCGAATGGGATACCGGAGGTGTAGCAGCGAAACTGGCAAGAGATATGGATAGAGAGCTGGGTATCCTGGCAGAGGAGGGAGGATTCCTATAATGGACGCAATTACAAACGGAGCCACGATTGAGATCGTGGCCACCGGCGAAAGATTCCACACTCTGAATGACTGGGGACTGGCAATAGGAAACAATGATTATATTGGAGATGTGGAACAGGAAAACTATTATGTGGACGTGCCTGGAGCGGATGGCTTTCTGGATTTCTCAGAAGCCATCACGGGCCGCCGCATATTCAAAAACCGTCCGATCAGCATCGAGCTGGGCGGTAAGAAACCAAGAGACAACTGGGATATTTTCATCTCAGACCTTAGAAACCTTGTAGAGGGCAGAGAAATCAAGGTCATTTTCGACAATGACTCTGGGTTCTACTGGACAGGCAGAGCATCTATCCAGGGATACGACAGAAACAGGGAGATAGGCACATTCACATTGGCCATTCCGAAAGCTGACCCATACAAGTACAATGTGGCGGATTCTACAGAGGACTGGTTGTGGGATTCGTTTGATTTTGAGACTGGGATCATAGACGAGGGTACAGAAATCACGGTAAGGACCGGAGAGACAAAGACGTACACAATCGTTCCGGATCAGATGCCGTTCGTTCCGACCATATACGTGAGCGTTCTGGGATCGGCCGGACTCAAAATGACGGCGAACGGGGAAACCTACACACTGATGAAAGGAAAGAACCGTTTTGCGGATATCACAGTCAATACAGAGGACGTGGTGCTCAGTTTCACTGGAACGGGCACACTCACGATCCGGTACAGGAGGGGGTCGCTGTAATTGTATAAAGTTAAAATGGACGGTCAGACCCTCTACTATCCAGGAGATAAAGAGGCGGTACTGACCAATCCAACGCTAAACCTGCAGACGGGATATGCGGGAACCTTTGAGTTTTTGGTACCGCCAAACAATCCACTGTATGACAAAATCAAGAACCGGAGCAGCATGGTCAGTGTGTTCCGGGACACAACAGAAATATTTTACGGAGAGGTCCGGAAACAGCCCAAAATAGACCGTTACAGAAACAAAAATGTCTATTGCGCCGGCGCAATGAGTTTCCTGGCGGACTCCATACAGCCGCAGGCTGAGTACCATGATATGACACCACGGCAGATGCTGGAGACGTTCCTGGATATTCACAACAACCAGGTAGAGGATAGAAAAAAGATCTATCTGGGAAAAGTGACCATTACAGATGCAAACGATTCCTTATACAGGTACACCAACTTTGAGAACACGCTGAAAGCGATCAGAGAGAAACTGGTGGAGAAACTGGGAGGATATTTGAAACTCCGGCATGAGAATGACAAGCTATATCTGGACTGGATAACGCTGGAAGAATACGGAAAGTATTGCAGCCAGCCGATTGAGTTCGGACTGAATATGCTGGACTACTCACTAAGCAGAACGGCGGAGAACATTGCCACAGCGTTGATTCCGCTGGGCGCACGTCTGGAGGGAGAGTCAGAGATTGACGCTCTGGAGAAGCATGTGGACATTACCAGCGTAAACGGTGGATCAAATTACATTTATAACCAGAGTGCTGTGGAAAACTTTGGGTGGGTGTGGATAACTAACACCTGGCAGGACGTAACAGAGCCATCAAACCTGCTCAGAAAAGGAAAAGAGTGGCTGGAGGATAACCAGTTTGAGAATCTGACACTGGAACTGACGGCGGTAGACCTGTCCATGATGGATAGTGACTATGATGCTTTTGAGTGCGGAGACCGGATTCAATGCAGAGCCAAGCCATACGGAATGAACAGAGTTTTTCCGGTCATGGAGATGCAGATTCCTCTGCAGAAACCAGACGGAGCAACACTGACACTGGGAGAGAACAGAAAGCTGACCTATACAGAACAGCAGAGCAGAATCTATTCCGGAGTCACAGCAACGGCTGAGGAACGCCGGAAAATCCAGAATCAGGAGATCCGGACGGCCATTGATAACCTGACAGCAAAAATGACAGGAACAGCCGGAGGATACCACCTGGAAGAATTTGACGAAAATGGACTCTGGCTCAGAGAGCTGTACATGGACGCTCCGAGCAAAGAAAAAGCCACAAAGATTCTGCAGATAAACAAGGAGGGCATCGGAGGCAGTCACAACGGATATGCGGGACCGTACACAGTGGGAATGACACTGGACGGACAGATTATAGGCGAACGGATCACGGCCAACTCTGTCAGCTCAGAAAAGCTGACGGTTGAGTATAAATCCGAACTGGAGGGGAAATTCTCACAGGCCACAAAGAATGCCAATGATTATACGGACAAGCGGGAAACCGCTGTGAAAGAAATTATCACAGCTAGCATCAAGTCGATAGAGGACAAGATACAGCTGGCGGTTACGGATCAGAAAAGCATCACGAACCGGTATGATTATATCAAAGGCGGAGACAACCAGAGTCTGGACGTTTCAAAGTTCACGGCATCGGCTAATGCCACAGTGGCAAAGAGCACAGCCGGGAATATGAACGCCATCCTGATGACCAAAACAGACGGAAACACAGCATCAATCCAGCAGAGCCTGGGAACATTGCCGGCAGGCACCTATGAGATAGAGGTTAAGGTGTACACGCCTACTGGAAAGAAACCGAACTATTGTTATTTTGGCTTTTACGGAAACACAATCTCACAGTACCTGTCAACGGTAAACTGTGATAAATGGTATACACTGAAAAGAACCGTTACCTACACAAGTGCCGGGACAAGATCCTTTTATCTTTCTATTACCGGCTCATCCGGACAGCAGATCTATCTGACGGATATCCGGGTGTTAAGAAACGTGAAAGAACTGATTGACGATGTGGACGCAAGAATCACGGTAGAGGCCGGAAAGATCACTCAGCAGGTATCTGAGATGTATGAGAGCAACAGTCATAACTATTGCACAAACGGATCTTTTTCAGATAGCGAAGATAAGTTCACTGGATGGTACCGGTCTAACAATACACAGGTTACACAGAACACGTTTTCCGGAAAATCATGTGCTCAGATCACGAACACGACCAGCACCTATTATCTACGGTGGTATCAGAAACCGTTCGACAAAAAGGGAAAAGTCAGAGTAAGGTTCAAAGCGGCCTGTGCATCAGGGCAGGAGAAAACAGCCAGAATCAGAGTGACAATAGATGGAACGTCACACTATACAAATGCAGGAGACTTGAGCACATCCTGGAAAACATTTGAATTTGAGAATGTTGCAACACCGTCATATTTTTATACATATTTCTACAATAACGTGGCCAATACAACGGTATACATCACGGACGTGGAAATCATGGGATATGCGGCGGCCTATACTGAGTCTCAGTTGAAACTGACAGCCAACGATATCACGGCGGAAGTCACAAGAGCGAAAAAAGCAGAGGATACACTGAAAAGCAGTATCCAGGTCAATGCGGATGCTATCAAACTGAGAGTGTCAAAAGGAAAAATTTCCTCAGAGATCAGTGCAGAGTCTGGCTCTATTTCAATTAAGTCGAACAGAATCAGCATCAGTTCCACAAACTTTACGCTCACGGCATCTGGATATGTAACCATGAAAGGTGCAAGTTGTCAGGGAAGTTTCGAGGCGAAAAATGGAGACTGGTGGATAAAAATGAGCTATGGAGAAATCACTGGAGGATACAGCGGTTCAACCTATGGATACATTGATTTCAACGGAGCTTACAACAACACCAACGAACACACGTTGAGAATCATGGGAAACACTTGCGTGGATATCAAAGGAAAGCTGTGTACAGCTACCAGCTGGAACGCTGGAACAGTATACACGACTTACACCGGAACGCGCAGAAAAATCACGAATATAAGAGACATCGGAAACGGAGCTATAGAATGGTCGTGGACAGATGAAACCTATAGAAATGGATTATTGATGGGATAGGAGGAGAATCATGAACGTAGGAGCAATTTTGGATAATGTAGCAGGAGAACTGGACGCACAGGTGCTGGCATATATGCAGGAGTACGCAATTCCACCGAGTCTCATGGATAAGGTGCTGGATAGAATCCAGTCACACATGAGGCAGATGAAGTCAGAAGAATACGCCCAGGAATTGATGAAAACACAGATTGATCTGGCGGTAGCCAATACGGAGCAGACCGGCACAGAAGAACAGCAACCAAAATCAGGAACAGAGGTGGATGATATCGAAGATTTCAAGAAAAAAGTTGGAATAAAGGGAGGAGACAAAAATGCAGACATTCTCAGCGAAGAAAAACAACAGAGCAACAATGATAAGACCGTATGAGTTGGCGCTGTATTGCGTCCAAGGATATGATATCTGGCAAGAGACACCGGAAGAAAAAAGGCTTGCGAGACCAGGACATCCGGAGGATCTGGAAACGGTAGCTCTGGAAGATACAGCCCATACGATGAAGTTAGGAGGTTAAACATGGCAAACGTAAGGAAGTACACGGAACAGATTGCCAGCGCCAAGAAAGGAAAGGACGTCAGAGCTGCGATTGTTTCTGCAATCAATGAGGTGTCTGATGAGAATAA